AAGGAGGCCAAACGTGGAGATGTGGCACAAACGCAAAGACGGGAGTCTGATCCAATTTGCACTTGCAACCGATCCACCCGAAGCAATGTACTGGACGACCTACAAGCTCAAAGTCACAGATGTGCAGCTTGTCACCAAAGTACCGGCCAAAGACAAGACCCATATTCGGAGAGAGATCTATGAAGACATCACCTCGCGCGAACGTAAAGCGCACCCGAACACGGTATCTCAAAAGCGTAAAGCCACCGTCTGCGACAATGCTAAAGCCCGGCGGAAACAACAAAAAACTGGGTAGTAAAGTAACAACAGGTGCATGGGGAGGTGCTGTTATCTACAGCCTTACCCTCGAAGAACGTAAGTCCTGCCCCAAAAACTGTGACCAATGGGACACGTGTTACGGTAACAACATGCCCTTTGCACTACGTTACGATCATACACACCCTGACTTCTACGACTGTCTCGAAGAAAACGTCAGCGACCTAATCAACAAGCACTTGTGGAAGAAGGACGAACCTATTGCATTCCGCCTACATGTGCTCGGTGACTTCTTCAGTGAAGAGTATGTCAACTGGTGGGATAAATGGTTGCAAGACTGGCAGGGCATCAATATCTGGGGGTACACGCACCACGATCCACGGTCTGACATTGGTATAGCCATCAGAGAAATGAACATGCTCGACAACTGCCACGTGCGGTTCTCAGACAAGATAGAAATGGAACACCACTTACAAGCAAACGTCATAGCATCAAGCGACTCGCACCACACTGGTCTCATCTGCCCTGAGCAAAGAGGCATCAAGACTAGCTGCGGCGACTGCGCTATGTGCTGGACCAGCAATAAAGCTATCAATTTTTTGCAACATTAATATTAGCTGTGCTAATATTCTTCAACAGAAAGGTGACATTAGGATTATGCAGCCATTCGAACATCAAACTAAAACCACCGACTTCGTTGTAAGCAAGCCCGGTGTACTCATTACCTCCGACCCCGGTACAGGCAAGACGCGCAGCGTAATTGATGCGTTCGTCAAGCGTGGCTTCGGCAACGGTCGTATGCTTGTACTCGCACCGCTTTCTATTCTCGAAGCCTCATGGGGTGACGACATACGTAAGTTTGCGCCGCAGCTCACGTATTCGGTCGCGTACGCAAAAAACCGTATGAAAGCGTTTGATGAAGAAACCGACGTCGTCATCACCAACCACGACGCAGTTAAATGGCTAGCAAAAAACCCCGGCTACCTTGAACCGTTCAACACTGTCTGCATCGATGAGTTCACAGCATTCAAGAACGCAAACAGCCAGCGGTCCAAAAGCGTAGCCAAGATCATGAGCAACTTCGACTACCGCATCGCAATGTCGGGCACGCCCAACAGCAACACCATTCTCGACGTGTGGCACCCAACCTATCTGGTTGATGACGGTGAGCGTCTCGGCAAACGGTTCTACAGTTTCCGTAGCGCGGTGTGCCAGCCACAGTTCAACGGCTTTGCAAACGTATGGGTAGACAGGCCCGACGCACAAGAGATCGTTGCCTCTGCTCTGTTTGACATCAACATACGCTTCTCTCTCGAAGAGTGCATCGACATGCCTAAACAGGTTGTGTCTACGCGCTTCGTTGATCTCAACAAAAAGACAATGGATGCATACAAGGTGCTAGCTGAAGACAGCGTCTTGTATACACCACAAGGAACAATCAACGCTGTACACGCTGGTGCCAAGGTTAAAAAGCTTCTGCAGCTTTGCACCGGTGCAGTGTATGACGAAAACGGTAAGGCTCAGGGCATACATGCCGAGCGTTACGACCTAGTTATGCAGCTAGTGCAAGAGCGCAAGCACTCACTAGTTGCATTCAACTGGCAGCACGAACGAGACCATCTCGTCGAGCTAGCCGAAAAGCTGTCGATTAAATACGGCGTGATCGATGGCTCCACAGCCGCAAGCAAACGCAAAGATATTGTTGACCGCATGCAGGCGGGGCAGCTGCAAGTTGTATTCGCCCACCCGCAGTCTGCAGGTCACGGTCTCACCATGACCAAAGCAACCACAATTATCTGGGCGTCGCCTACTTACAACGCCGAGCACTATCAGCAGTTCAACCGACGCATCTACCGTGCGGGCCAGACCCAACGCACCGAGGTGATTCGCATCGCTGCTGAGAACACTTGGGAACCTGCTGTCTACGACAAGCTGGAATCCAAGCTAAGCAGAATGGACGAACTACTCGGAATACTTAACCAAACCACATCAACACGAGAAGCCTCATGAATATCAATGAACTAATCGAACAACGCGTAAACATCAAAAACCAAATCGATGAACTAAATGCGCAAATCAAAGACCTGCAAGAACAGCTCCGAGGTAACGAGACTGTCTTGCTCAAAGAGTTGGACGCACAGGGCTTGTCCAGAACAGCCAACGACAAAGCCTCTGTATCCATCAACGAAGACACGGTCCCCGATGTCACTGACTGGGATGAACTATACGCCCACATCATTGACACCAAAGACTTCAGTCTTCTCCAACGCAGACCTAGTAGTACTGCATACAAGGAGATACTCAAGCTCGGCGAGAATGTCCCCGGCCTGCAGCCACGAACCGTTCGCAAACTAAATATGCGCAAACTTTAAGGATCAATAGTTATGCCAAAATCAGCAGTAGCAGTAAAAGACACCGCAGCAGTAGCACTCGTATCAAACGACGTACCAGCACACGTACGTGCAGCGCAAGGCGCAGGTCGTGGTAACGAAGACGTAGGTAGCGCAATCGCAATACCACGCATCAAGTTGCTGCAAAAGATGTCTCCCGAAGTCGACAAGTACTCGCCCAAGCACATCGCAGGCGCAGACGTCGGCCACTTTATCAACAGCATCAGTAGCGAAGTCTACGGTGAAGAGCTGTACGCCGTCTCTCTCAAGTTCAAAGTAGAGTACGTTGTGTGGCGTAGCATGGAAGCAGGCGGTGGTTTGCTCGGCAACTTCACTAATCAGGCAGACGCTGAAGCAGCAGTAGCCGCTCAGGAAAAGCCAAGCGAGTACGAGATCAAAGATACTCACTCACACGTCTTGTTGCTTAAGAACCCTGAAACAGGCGATCTGTCCCACCCAATCATCATGGACTTTACAAGCTCAAAGCTACGTGTCTCACGCAGCTGGAACACGCAGATCGCTAGCAAAGGCGGCGATCGCTTCAGCAGCCTGTGGCGTCTCAAGTCACAACCCGTTGAGTCACGCACTGGTCAGCAGTTCATGAACCTCGACGTCGAGTGGGTTGGCTGGGTAACTGACGAGGACTACCAAATTGCCGAAGGGCTATTCGACCAGTTCTCTGGGTAATGAATGAACGAGCACGGATTCGTAAGGTCCGTGCACCGTCAATTATCTCCTGACATTTTTGTCTGGAAGATAAACGACACGTACGCGGGTGGAGTGCCAGACGCATTTTACGCTGGCCCTGCCCGCTGTTTATTCGTTGAATACAAGTATGTAAAGCTACCTAAACGCAGCAACACGCTTGTAAAGACAACACTATCCGAGCAACAAAAACTCTGGATTAACCGCATGCACGAACTATCTCATGCTGTAGCCGTCGTCATAGGATCTGATAAAGGCTGTGTTGTCCTACAAAACAAGGCATGGAATAGCCCGTTAACACTAGCTGATTTTTTGCCTGCATGTATTAGCGTAAAAGACGTAGCGCGTTGGATAGAGGCAACGTGCAATGAGTAACAACCTACGTAGAATATGGGAAGCGCGCAAAATAGAAAAAGGCGTAACCCAAACACAAGCTGCTAAAGAGCTGGGGTGGACTCAAGGCGCATTAGCCCAATATCTAAACGGGCATACAGATCTAAATGGCCCTGCCATAATCAAGCTGGCCAACTATCTAGGCGTTGACCCTAGAGATATTGACCCACGAGCCACGAACCACATGCCACGTATCCTAAACAAAGTGTCTAAAATCACAAACGCTAAAGGAGAAAACGTGCGTCTTCCTTCAGGGTTTACGATCCATCTGGACGACTAAGCTCTTCAACCATTCTATCCAAGTACCAGCGTGCCTTACGAAGGTCTTCGACTGGCCTCCCTTTATATGACATGCGCCAAACGTACTTTTGCACGTTGCCTTTGAGGTAACCGATGAACTGATCTTTAGACATCGACGCTTTTATGGCATCGATGCACTCAATTTCACCGGTTTTGTAATGGGAGGGGTGGTTTACCGGGTCGGTAGTTGCCATGTAAGTGTCATCCTGACGTTATTAGCATGACTAATTGTACTTCTTTTTCTTCTTTTTCCCACCTTTTGGCTTCTGATTAATACAGGGCTGTCCCTTATGCATAGCTGTCTCCTTATCGCATACCAATAATCAAACCGTTTACTTCACCAATCTGGTCCGCCGTACTACCAGTATCACTGTCTCCAACGCCAGAGCTGCCTGTTCGTGTCATCTCTAGCTTCATATCAACCGTGCCTGTAGTAGGTCGGCCCAGCGTGCCAGATATAGAGAACGGCATATACAGACTCGTGCTCGCTTTGAAGCGCGTTTCGCCTACCAACTGGTAGCCGCCAGACGAAGCAACAGTAATTGTATTGCTCGTGCTAAACGTAGCGTACGAATGATAAATAGTGGTGGTACCGCTTGAGCTGTTATACACCGCATTGTTTACCGTAGCAGTAGAGCTACCATTACTAAGGACATTGCCTTGCACAGCCAAGCCGCGCTTATCTCCGCTAAATGTCATGTAGTAAAGAGTAGGCGAGCCTTTGTAACCACCAGATGTGCCTACTGCTGTAGGTGAACCAATAGTTGTTGCCGCAGTCGAGTTGTCCTTCATCCACATTTTAATGCTGTACGTCTTGCTACTCGTAGAGTTAAACCAACCACTAGCTTGAGCGTAAGGAATATGCCCGACTGTGGTATGAGAAGTAGCCTCAAGCTGAGTCTCTAAAAACGTAAGCGTCCCACCGTTCGTGCCTGTATACGCGCCACCCGCAAATGACTGACTAGTCGTGTCGCGGAACGACTGCATGATGTTCACATCGCCAGTAAGATTAGTCGCATACACCGTAGTGCCTGACATCACTGTCGCACTAATACTGCCAGACGTTATCTGATTGGCCTGTATCGCATTAACCTTTAGAGCACCCGTGTTCGGATCAGACGTAAGAGTCGTACTGTCAATATTTAGACGGTTGGTACTTATCGTGCCTGCAGTGATCTTGTCGGCGGATAAGCTAGCAATCTTCGCGTTGTCGATCGCAGCGTCACCAATCTTGGCATTAGTTATCGTGCCGTTCTTAATAAAACCGTCAGCGATATACACACCGGGCTGCACTGTTTCGCCATTGATTGTCTGCTGACTAGTAATAACGCTAAATGGAACGCTAGGCGTACCTGTGTCACTAGCAGTGCCCAACAACGCAAACCGGTCAGCATTGACGATGAACTCGCTGACGATATTACCCGCCGCTGTAGTTGTAGACGCCAGACCGAAGCCAGCTACTGCGCCGTTCAGGTCGACCTTAACCGTGTACTGCGCCTCTAAGTCTTCACCATCTGCTTTAGAAAAGAAGTTCTGCTGCACAGCCGCAGTAGTCGCATAGTCACCAAGCGTAGAAGTCGACACCAAGTTCGTAGTCGCGGAGCTGATCGCCGAGTTCATGTCGGTCGTAGTCGAATAGTCAGTAGTCAGCGTGGCCGTAGTAACGTAGTCGCTAAGCGCGTTGGTCTGATCCGTTTCAGTGACGTAATCGTCAAGCGCAGTGTTCAGCGCTGTAGTAGACACCAGCGTTTGCGTAGCATTACTTATCGCAGTATCGGCTTCGGACCTCGTGTAGTAATTCGTCGTCAGGTCAGACGTACTTGTGTAGTCACCCAACGCTGTATTCAAAGCTGAAGTAGAAACGAGGTTTTGCGTCGCTACACTAATCGCGCTGTCCGTCTCTGTCTCAGTGTAGTAATTATTTGTCAGATTAGCGTTGGTCGCGTAATCGCCCAGCGTAGTATTTAGGTCGCTGCTCGACACTAGGTTCTGTGTAGCTATAGATATAGCCGAGTCAGCTTCTGTCTGCGTGTAGTAGTTGTTTGTCAGGTTAGCGTTGGTTGCGTAGTCACCGAGCGTTGTAGACAAATCGCTTGTAGACACAAGGTTCTGTGTAGCTGTACTAATTGCAGAGTCAGCCTCTGTCTGGGTGTAATAGTTGTTTGTCAGGTTAGCGTTGGTCGCATAGTCACCCAACGTAGTCGTCAAGTCGCTGCTCGACACTAGATTCTGCGTCGCAGTAGAAATAGCAGTGTCAGCTTCTGCCGACGTATAGTAGTTAGTATCGAGGTACGACGTTGTAGGGTAGTTGCCTAGTGCAGTGTTCAAACCCGAAGTAGACACAAGGTTCTGAGTGGCTGTGCTAATAGCCGAATCTGCTTCTGTAATAGTGTAGTAGTTCGTATTTAGCGAAGCAGTAGTTGTGTAATCTCCCAAAGCATTAGTCAGGTCAGTACTAGATACTAAGCTCTGAGTCGCAGTCGCTATAGCTGAGTCAGCTTCTGTCTGCGTGTAGTAATTAGAATCAAGCGTCGCTGTGGTCGCATAGTCGTCTAACGTCGTACCAAGCGCCGTGTCTGTAACGTAGTCCGCTAACTCGTCAGCCAACGCCGATGTACTAACCAGACTTTGAGTGGCAGAACTGATTGCAGAGTCGGCCTCTGTAATCGTGTAGTAGTTCGTGTCCAACGTAGCTGTCGTAGCGTAATCACTAAGCGTTGTAGTTAGGTCGCTATTAGATACCAAAGACTGGGTCGCGTTAGAGATAGCAGTATCTGCTTCTGTCTGCGTGTAATAGTTGCTAGTAAGCGTAGCTGTAGTAGCGTAATCACTAAGAGTCGTAGTCGACACCAAGTTCTGCGTCGCTGTACTGATTGCGCTATCTGCTTCTGTCTGTGTGTAGTAGTTGTTCGTTAACGTCGACGTCGTAACGTAGTCACTTAGCGTAGTGTTAGACACTAAGTTTTGTGTAGCGGACGATATTGCGCTGTTTGTCTCTGTCGCTGTCAGGTAGTCAGTATCTAGCGTAGCTGTTGTAGCGTAGTCGCCCAGCTCAGTGGCCAAGTCCGTACTTGATACAAGGTTCTGAGTAGCGGTGCTGATGGCGCTGTCTGCTTCTGTTGCAGTGTAGTAGTTGCTCGTAAGCGTCGCGTTTGTGACGTAGCTACCAAGGGTCGTGGTCAACGCACTATCTAACACGTAATCGTCAAGCGTGGACGACGAAACAAGATTCGTGGTCGCCTGTGATATTGCGGAGTTAACGCCTGTCGACGTCAGATAGTTATTCGTCAGATGCGAAGACGTGACGTAATCATCTAAGTCTGTAGATGACGCAAGCCCAGTAGTAGCTGTAGTAATAGCAGAGTTAGTGTCTGTCGCAGTCAGATAGTCGCTAGTCAGCGTAGCGTTAGTGACGTAATCATCTAAGCTGTTATTCAGCGCTGTCGTAGACACAAGGCTCTGCGTCGCTGTGCTAATCGCTGAGTTCATATCTGACGTCGTAGAGTAGTTACTAGTCAGCGTAGATGTAGTTACGTAGTCGCCGAGAGCAGCAGTAGTAGCAAGGCCAGTAGTTGCCGTACTAATAGCTGAATTCATGTCCGACGTAGTTGAATAATTATTTAGCAGCGTGGACCGTGTTGCTACTAGGCCTGTTACTGAATCGTTTACCGTGGACTGTAGACCAGCAATAGCTTG